CAAGTCAAAGGCCTTGAGCCCGTTCCCGGCGGGAACTATCTCGCCACGATCGTCAAGGCAGAAGCCGGCATGTCCAAGAAGGACAACGAGAAGATCGACATCCAGTGGAAGATCGAAGGCGGCCCGCAAGACGGCCGTATCATCTTCGATACCCTCACCTTCACCGAGAAGGCCTTGTTCCGTGTCAAAGCTACCCTGAAAGGGTTGGGCTTCCCGGATACCTTCAAGGGCGAGGTCAAGGTTGATCAACTCATCGGCAAGTCCGCCCGTCTCACGGTCGACATCCAGGCAGGTGAGGGTGTTGACGACGCGGGTGAAGCTTATCCGCCCCGCAACCGGGTGAAGAAAGTCGCTCCCCGGTAGTAAGTAATACCCACAAGGCTACTCTGTTTGAATAAGTTCATGACATATGACAACTCCTAATGAGTTTCTGGGTCAATTTACGTTCGGTGGACTAATGGCTATCGCAACTGATAAGCCATTACCCACTCTTACTAAGTACTATTCGCCTGAACAAGTAACTACCCTTTTGACCCCCTTTGATACCGATGTCTATTTCGGTCCCGCTATGCGAGCGACAGAAGGGGCAGAAAAAGGTAATGTACTTGGTTCCGCGGCACTATGGGTTGATGTAGATGAGATGCAAAAACCCATGTGTACGCTTCCGCCATCTGCCATGATATTCTCCGGCCATGGGTGGCATGTATATTGGTTCCTTGATGCCCCTGTTGTTGGAGTTGAAGCCTTAGAGACGTTGAATAAGGCAATGGTAGAGGATGTCCCTACTGCAGATAAGGCATGTTGGAACGCTAATAGAGTGCTTAGGGTTCCAGGGACACTAAATAGGAAAGGTGACCCTCATGTACCAGTACGTTTGGAGATTTATCAGCCCGACCGACGATACAGTACGGCGGATATCACTATATGTGCAAGCTTGGACAGCAAGACGCGGCATAAGATTCGAACCGGAGATCATCGTGGTTACCGATCAAGGTCTGAGCGTGATTGGGCCATTGTCGTGGCCCTCGTTAGCCGTGGTGCCAGTGACGGCCTCATTCGTACTATTTTTCTCGGGTCAGCTTGTGGGGATAAGGCTAGTGAAAATGGCGCCTATTTGGGACAGACAATCGACGCTGTACGAGCGAAAGCTCCTACAGTCGAAGAGGTTCACGACGCGGCTGGAGTAGAGGAGTCGGAGGATGGATACGTCATTCAAACTAAACGAGGCGTCAAACGACTTAGCACGTTTACTATCTCCCCCACCGTTCTCCTTGACGGGAGTAAATTTGGTGCAGAGGATGCGATTGTCGGAAACGTTCATGCCGCTGGTTATACTTGGGACGGTGTTACCTTTAGCCGTTCGGCTTTTACGTCTGTCAGTAAGTTCGACAAGGAAGCACCAGTCGCCGCTTGGCAGTGGTTGGCTCATGACGACGACCTACGTGCTTTATTGCCCTATCTATTGGACCAGCTTCGGGCGGCAGGCTTACCGAAGGTTGGGGCTACCTCCGTCCTTGGCCTCCATAAGATACATGACGCGTGGCTATTCCTCGGCAACAAACAAGTCATCTCGGCAAAGGAAGTTTGGCAAGGGCATGAAGGTCCTGTATGCTGGCTGCCGGTCCAGAAGGAGCATCCGGACTTGCAGTTCGCTACCGAGTGCACTAAATCCGAGATTAAAATCGTTCGTGACCTTATACCTACTCTCAATGAGGAGCCTACAATATGGCCGATGATTGGATGGTACGCTGCAAGTATTTTGAAGCCGTGGTTAGAGGAACATCATTATCGGTTTCCTATACTCAACGTGGCAGGTACAAAAGGTTCGGGAAAGACGACCCTTATCCAAAGGGTGTTCTTACCATTACTAGGACAGGTCGACCCGAAGACTTACGACGCAGGTACGACCCGCTTTGTGACACTTGCACTCTTGGGGTCCAGCAATGCAGTGCCTATAGCCTTCTCGGAGTTCCGGTATGAGCTCGTCGAAAGGCTTCTTAGAATTGTACTCTTGGCATACGATACAGGTCACGATCCCCGTGGTCGTGGCGATCAAACGACTGTCGATTACCCCCTCTCAGCCCCCTTTAGTGTCGACGGCGAAGACCTCATTGAAGATCCTGCTGCAAGGGAGAGGCTTGTGGTCGCACACCTTCATCCTAAGGCTATCGCGGAAGGGTCGCCCGGATATCTGGCGTTTCAGACTTTGCGTGAGAAGTTTCCAAGTAATTTTGGTGGTCATTACATACAGAAAGTCCTATCCCTTGAACCCGAATGGGTAAAGATGTTAGACGATGCCCGCAAAGCACTCTTTGTAGCATACCCGACGAAACTCCCCGACCGAGTGAGGGCAAACCATGTTGTTGCCTACTTTGGAATGATGCTTTGGTGCCGAGTAACGGGTACAGAACTTCCTACACCAGCTGTGCTTGAGGAGAGTATCTCATCCGTCTTCAATATCAAATCAGGCCGAGCCGCTACATTGGCCGACTCGATGGCAGAGGATATTGTTAATGCGGTAGCGCAAGGTAGTGTGTACTTTAATGTGGTACTCCGTGCAGAAGATAATACATTATGGTTCCAACTTGCTCCTGCACATGCTTGGTGGGTATCATCCAGGCGTCGTCAAGGCCGAGGGGCACTAGAGAGGGACGCTATTCGTGCTCAACTAAAAGAAGCGCCCTACTCAGTTACTCCTCAAGTCATGAACGACGCCTGGATGTATGGAATCGACTTGCAGAAAGCGGCCGATGCAGGTCTAGACATCCCAGTCAAAATTCCCGACCGCGTATTCGTAGTGAGGTTCTAATGTATAGTATATCACGAGAGTATTGGTTTAGTGCAGCACATCGGATTGAAGGTCATCCAAAGTGTGGCCGTTTACATGGGCATAACTACCAGGTCATAGTCATTATCGACGCCCAAAACTTACCGATGGATGGGATGCTCATCGACTATGGTGAGCTTGACAGGATAGTGAAACCCATTATTGAGGAGATGGATCATCGATACATCGTCTCGCAGAGTAATCACGTAGCCCACGACGTTTACGAGAAGCCTGCATTACTTGCTGGTCATGCATACCCACTTAACATGCCCGCATCAACAGGAGAGTATCTTGCTCAGTTCCTGTGGAACGAGATTCTCTTTGCATTACAGGGTAGGTGCAAGAATGATGAGCTTATTGTCAAGGTAAACGAGACACCTAAGAGTACTGCGAGTTACAATGAGTAACATTCACCCACTACTCAAAGAGCGAGCTTCAATATATGGAGGCTCCTGGAAGCTCGTCGGGAGGATTTGCCTAACCATTCAGGACGAGTTGAGTAATCTACTCAACGTATTCCCAGAAGGTTGGCTCCCGTGGATTGAAATCCTCCACAAGTTGTTTCGAATCCTGGGTTCACCCCGCCATTTAGATAGTTGGCGTGACATAGTCGGATACGCGACGTTAGTCGCAGATCATATAGAAAAGGAGAATCAGAATGGTTAAGTACTTGGAAGTACGACCCGAGGATATTGAGAACGTGAGGTTCTCACATCGGGGAAGGGTATCCTATCCCATCTTGAAGGGATTCTTGGAGACCAACATGTACATCGCTCAGCTCGACATAACGGGCTTGCAGCAGTCAAAGGTGACATTGTCATCTTGCCTAAACTCCTACATCAACAATCACCATTTGCCGGTCAAGTTGTTCCAGCGCATGGGGAACTTCTACCTGATGCGGTTGGATGTCGATGATAAGGGCAATGCTATTGAGAACTGGGAAACTATTCAGCTCCAGAAGCACATCGACGACTCGGCAGTGGAGATCACCCCGGCTGAGGTGGCGAAACATGCCCTCAAAACCAAGTAAGGTGCTCATCATTGTTGCTCGTAGATACAATGGGAATGAGTTATGGACAACACTTGGTGCCTTAGTATCGCGTGGCCATTCGTTTACTATTGCTTCGATGGCTTTAGAGATAGTCGACGAGGTTACGGGGCAGCACAATCTAATCAAGACCCTTGTTGAGGCCACCCTCGAAATCGAGTATGACGCCCTCATGGTGATCTCGGGCAATATGGAAGATACTGAAGCATACTGGACTATGCCCCATGTTCAGTCCCTTGTAGGAGACTTCTATACGGCCAAGAAGCCTATAGCGGCAATCTGCTGTTCTGTACCTACAGTTCGGCTTGCGGCCAAAGGTAAGAAAGTATCCTACTTTCCATTGATGCGTTCAAAAGAACTGCTTGAAAGAGCAGGCGCCTTGCCTCAGCCTGTATCGATAACAGTCGACGGTAATCTAGTCACTGCAGAGAACCAGATGGGTTCTCAGGTATGGGCTGAGGCTTTTTGTGATGTTCTCGAAGGTAAGGATCCGAACATCCATTTAGTCGATTTCGGCTTCAGACCAGGCAAGAGGGAACGCAAACCAATGCCGCAATTGGAACGCCTCAAGGCAATTACAAAGGCAACCGGAAGGACTAGGGTAAAATGAAATACGGCGTCAATGAAATATTCCACACGATTCAGGGTGAGGGTATCCTCGCTGGTACGCCTGCAACGTTCGTACGCCTACAAGGTTGCACTGTTGGTTGTCCTTGGTGTGACACTAAGTATACATGGATGGCCGGTGGTAAGGTAATGTCACAGGATGATCTTGCTGAAGTCCTACGAGACACAATACGACCGCTAGTAGTTGTCACTGGTGGAGAACCAACTATATATAATCTGGACGACCTGTTTGATGTCCTACGGACACTTGGTCAACGGCGGTGGGCTCATAGTTTCCGCATCCAGATTGAAACGTCCGGTCAAAACAACTTCAAGGGCGAATTGAGACCTGACTACGTGACCTGGTCGCCGAAGCATAATCTGGGCTTTGACGCTCCTATTGAAATCAAAAGTCTAGCGACCGAGGTCAAATGGGTAGTTGATGACGACCTACTTATAGAGAATGTACAGAATCGGATGCATGAAGTAGGCCTATTAGTACGTCGCCAAACGACTTGTATCCTTATGCCTGAAGGATGTCCTCCATCACAAGAGCATGTAGACAAAGCAATGCTTTGGTTAGCAGACAATCTAACTTGGCGTTTTGGGGACCGACTTCAATGGCGGATAGGAGTAAAATGATTACCAAATCGAAAATTGATGAAATCGATATCTCAGGCCTGACAGATATCCTGTCACGAATATTTGGTGATACTGTTTGGGATGATGACGCCGGGCGAACGGCAGAACGTTGGCTGCAAGCAATGATGGAATTTGCACCGGGTGGAGAGATGCCCTTTAAGTTCACCACATTCCCTGCAGTTGCAAACGAGATGATTGTAGCAGTCGATATCGAATTCGCTTCGTTGTGCGCTCACCATCTATTCCCTTATGCGGGTAAGTGTCATGTAGGCTATCTCCCTAATGAGCTACAAGTAGGCATAAGTAAGATTCCTCGTTTAGTACACTGGATGGCCGCTAGGCCAACATCTCAAGAGAAG